AATGACATTTTAGCCGGGTATTGGCATCGCACCCAACCGGATGCTATCGTGGTGCCACCACGTCTTTACAAGAGGCAACGTGTGTGTGTGTGTGCTATAGTGAGATGCTAGCTCAATGATGCAGTACGTCTCCGGCTTAGGTGGGTATCCCTCCACACCAATCTGCCCTCCGAAGAGTATTTCGTCCGTATGGCCGTACAAATACAAGCAGTTATTTTTATATAGGTTTTGTGCACACAACGCACAACGTTAACAAGCTACTTACGTAGCCCAGCAAAATGGATGTCGACCTCTACGGTCAAAAGGAAATTAGCTTTCCCCGAAGTGTCACCGTTACGGCAGTATACCTGGGTGACCCCTGACTGGGTGAATGCCTCACTCACACCCGAACCAGCGGTGTAAGTGGTGGGCAACCAGGTTGTGAAGTAATCAGTCGGTTTGACCTCCACCCCGGCCGACTCAGTGACCTGAGCGACTTCTGAGTGGACGCTGGTGGTGACATCGGAGACACTACCAGGTGGTTCAGCCACACTCGAGTTGGTGGGCTCATAGTTGATCGCCAGGTACCCGCCAGAAGTGGCAGGCATGGTCGGAGTAGCCACAGCGACAACACGACTAATGGAATACCGCGAGTACTGCAGTGCCATGGCGGCGACCATGGGATACTCGTGACCAATCGACGTGTAGCCGGCGGTGGAAATCGATAGAGGGCTGTACACATAAAGCACAGATGAGGTGTCAGCTGCACCCACAAAGGAAGTGGTGTGACGCAGCCGCAAAACGAACTGATCGGGAAACTTAGGGAACATCGCTGGCAGGGAAGTCACTCTGGTTGTGACAACTGCCGGTTTGCGTGGGCGGCCACGTGATGCCAAGGCACCAGTGGCACGTGGTTTGGGCTTGTTAGCCATCGCTTTATTGGATTTACGGTTATTCATTGGAGTGGTGTAATAACCTATTGCCGGATTCAAGCAACAGATCCTCACGCTCGATAGCATGATCACCAAGCTCCATGAACGTACCGCTGTCGTAGTACTGTTCCAAAGCGATTTGTGCATCGGGTAAGATCCCGAAAGCCAGGTAATAACTGGCACGCGCCGCCGCCGATATTGTTGTGACTCCAGTAGTTCGGCGTTGCATCCAACCAGTGTTCTTGAACACATGTTGGATGTACGCTTCCTTTACCACTGTGCCATTACGGCGGAAACAGTTGTACATAGCCTGATGCACTGGTACACCAGGCACGGCTTTCGCTCCACAGTCACCAACGGCAAACAACCACTTCTTATAAGCGCGGTCGTTCTGCATGGGCACAAGACACATAGGATCTTTGCGCATGACAGATGTCAGGTTACGAACCATGACATAGCCATTGTCTGTCAGGACGGGGTGGGATTGACAAAACTCGATCTCCTCCAAATAGTAGCACGGACGTTCGACAGCCATTGCGAACCCACGGGTCCGGAACCAGCTATCTAGATTGTCGGTGAACTTTTGTAGTTGATCAGCTTCCATGATGACGACACAATCATCACCATTGTTGCACAACTCGATGTCAACACCACGTTCAGTAGCATATGCATGAATGAGACCACACATGAGGAGACAGTTCCCCAAGCTGGTGTTAAGGTCACCAGAGGCACGTGTGCCTTGCATCTCGAACTCCACTTTCCCATCAGCGACATAGGCGCAGCCAGCGTTATATAGCTGCTTACTCAACAACCAACTCAACTCCTGTGAATCCGGAAACAGGTTACGGTAGAATTGGTGTTCATAGTTGAGAGCAGCAACTGATACGTGCATGTCGAATTTAGTGGCATCAAGACCAACAGCCACTGGTCGGCTGAACAGGTCCCATTTGGATTTGATGACACTAGCAACGACATGTGCGTCCATGCCTTTAATGACGGTGGCGTAGGTACGCTTACCGAACATTTTATTGATTGAGTGGTAGTACGATTTCTCTGCATGTTTGAGGTATTTCCCCAATGCTAGATTGAAACGTGGGTCGCGTGGATTGATTCCAC